CTTAATAAGAAGACTGGATCTCTGGTCGACATCCCTATCAACATCTATAAGTGTGGCATTCCAGCCATACTGAGAGGTGAAGATAGCTGACTTATAAACTTCAGATCTCATAAGATTTCTGAGGCGAATAAGTGAGTAGTCCATTAAACGGTCCACAGGAACTTTGTCTAACCAAATCAAAGGATCCATACAACGTTTCTCTAAAGGTAAACCTTTAGAGTTCCATCCAAGTCCACCAAGAAAATCTGGTATATCGGATATCCGTTTTATGACCTTAACTTGACGCGGTTTAAACAAAGACAGGGACTTGGGACCAAGTATCTTAGCGATATCTATAAAAGACTCGTCAGAGATACCCCTCCACTTATACTGAGAAATTACAGTAGAAGAGGTAATCAACTTACCACCAAATTCACATAGTGAGTTGGAGGAAAGAGATTTAGGGATAGATACAGGACAATCAAGTAAAATTAAAGCTTGAAAGTAATCTGTAGCTAGTTGGTCATCAAGGATCACTACATCGTCACCAAGAATAAAGAATTGGTTATCCCAATCTTTATTAAGTAAACCTAAAAGCAAACATCCATGAGTTAAAGCAAAAGCTCCAAAACTTGGATATAAGCCTAAAGGTTGACCTTTTCTCCATGATATTTCCCCGTTTCCGGGCATAAACCATGAAGCTTGGCTCAGATCGCAAAAGAGACTTACCTCGATATCAGGGAACATCTTCAAAAGAAGATGTTTCTGTAGAGCGAGCGGGAAGTAGTCAGTTGCGCCTGATAAATCGATGGAGTGAATCGTCTTGCCGTTGGAAAGCGCATCCTGCAACGCAGGAATTGCCTTAGACTGGTCAAATGTACAATCAAATGGTAACAACTTAAGGAGATTATAAATACGATCCCCAAAAGGCTGCAAAACCCTTTGAAAAATACGTCCAGGATTGGCTACAGCACGAAGCTTGTAACCAGGTTCTTGGATAAGACCAATCCTACCAACAAGGAATGAACCATGCGGTTTAATTCTATCAAAACAATCCTTATTAGCCTCTCGGTTAAAAGGATCACAAACAACATCCCACAAGCCACCTAAAAGGTCCTTGTAGTGTGAATGTTTGTATTTGATATAGTGATGATGCCCCTCTGTACTTTCAAAGAGGAACTTCATCGAGTCAACTATTCCATCTTCTTCAGAAACAGAGGAATTTGGAAGAGGGGCTCTTCTATTCGGGCTAGGCATCATATCAACCAATGGTTGACATTTACCAGAAGCCTGAAAAGAAACCTTAATCGGCATGTGTTCAAAACCTATATCTATCAAATCATTACCAAATGATTCGATAGATGGCGACAAAGGTTCAGACATAACGCCAGATATAAATTTTTCTTTTTGCCTTGGAGTAATTCCCTTGGCATAGAATAAAGTATAAATCTGGAGTAACTGGATCCCTTTTGAAAAATTTCGATCATTCCTGATCATCCATTTTTCAAGAAGACCAAACTCACCCTTCAAAAAGGATGAGTTATGGGCTATCCAAGATGAAACAGGCGGCATGCCTGCTTTATGACGGATAACATCCAACTTGATCGCTTTCAAACGATCAACTGTCCAACCTTCGCCAGAGTTCTTATACCACTTACCAATCTTTCGAATGATAGGTGTATAAATACTCTTTGGGATGGAAAAGGCTTTAGCTCTCTGTACGGCTCCCTTTAGTAGCTGTGTCTGGGACACAACAATCTCCGTAAAACGTTGATTGATGT